TGTGGGATTGAGCCACGAAAGGTCAGACGTTGCAGGGGCCGAGAGTCTTTACTCGCTCGAAGGCAACATGTGCGGCACCGTTATGCGAGGTAATGGCGCCTAATGCTGGAAATATCTGTGATGTCAGAGGCTTAGGCTAGCTACTGGACCCGTAGGCCAGCCCCAGGTCAGCAGTTGCGTCAAAATACGCCCGCCGGGCGTAATTTGGTCTGCCCGGCGCCGCAGGCACTTCGCATGCTGGAGGCAAGCAGTTTGAAGTCCTGGCGCGGCATCTGGGAGAACAGGCCAAACAGGCCGCAACGTACCCTTACCAAAAATGGTAAGGGTACGCCACGCACTGATCGCTGGGAGAACAGGCCAGACAGGCGGCAGCCGACCCCTACCAAAAATGGTAAGGGCCGGGTGCGAGGTAATCGTGACCGATGGCATGCTTCCGGTTCGCAGAAGCGCAACCGCATCCCCGACGTCATGCGCGGCCACCGCTGTCATTTGACAAACGTAAAGCAGGTGTCATTGTAACCGCGCTGGTCACACCGACCAGCGGCCCCCGGCCGACGTTGGAGCGCCGACCGAGGACCTAACCGCAGACATGAGGTTAGTCATGCCAACGGCTACCCGCGGGCTTAGCCCGCTATTCCGCCAAAAAACAGACCACCTGCGCGAGTTGCTGCGGCATCTCGATCGTCATCGCCGCGGCGCTCGGCGCAGGGGGCATTACGACCTCGCCAATGACTTGCGGGAGGCCACCCGGCTTCTGCGGGTTATGGCACTCGACGAACGGGAGGCGCTGTCATGAGCGACGACATCGCCCTTCTGATGGCGGCCCTACTGATCGCGTTCACCGTGCTCATCATGGCATGCCTGCTACGGGACGTGCTGCGATGGCACCGGTAAGGGGGGCGCTGCGCTTGCTCTTCGTGCTACAGGGCAAGTTTCACGAGATCCTTGTGACACGCGGGGACGTTGCCATTGTGCAGGAATGGCTTGAGGCTCAGGGCGCCAGCGTTCTGATCTTGAGCTAGCGGCGCATCTGTCAGGCGGGGTGTTAAAACCCCGCCTAGGCGCCCTGCGGTAATTGTCGCCCAGGCTTTTTCCTCGCCCGCGTCGCCGCCCCTTTCAGCCCCCTGGCCCTGTTCGCCTTTAAGACCCGTAGCCTCGCTTCCGCCAACTCTTCAGCCGTCCTCGGCAGTGACGGAGGCTTTGGGAGAGGCTCTTTCTTGAGCAGCTTCTCGCATCTCCCGATAAGTTCATATGCCTCCGCGTGGCGTTTTTTCTCCGCCTCGCCTTGGGCTCTGTCGGGATGGCACCAGCTGCGGAGCTTGTTGAACTCCTTACGAGTAAAAATACCTTCGGTACGCAGTTCGAGATACGTGCGGATTTCCCAATACCTGCCGCGCGCGTCGGTCAGCTCCTTCCGCGCGCTGGCAAGTTCAGCCTCCAGCTCGGCAACACGGGCCTCTTGGCCATCGTTACGTAACGGTGCACCGTCCAGCTTGGTTGGCCTACTCTCGGCCATCTGCTTGTAGCGATCGCACTCTTGCTCGATCTCAGCAACGCGGGCTTTCAGCCGCGCGATCTCCCGATCCTGCTCTGCGGCGTCGTTACGTAACGAACCTCTATCCGGCTTGGTTGGCTTGCCCTTGCCCTCGGCCACGCGCTTGTAGTGATCGCGTTCCTTCTCCAACTCGACGATGCGTGCATTGACTTGCTGCTGTCGCCGCTTGCGCCAGCGTTCTTGCCGCTCGGCATTGCTCAGCCCCATAGTGCTCTCCCGTTATGTAACGGGGCACAGTAGGGCCGTTATGTAACGGTGTCAAGTGCCAAACAAATCAAAATCCACGTTGCGCGCAATTTGCTCCCCGCCACGCTCGCGCCGCTGCCCCGCGAACGGCATATTGCCAAAGCCGACCCCGTCGCACTCGCTGCGCGTGCGGCCCTGCCGCCGCATCATCACGGCGTAGCGGAACGCCGACACCAGGTCGTCCCGCTGCTTGACGATGCGATAGTCCTCGTCGCGGTGGTACGTGCGCATCTCCTCGATCAATTCAGCATTGTGACCGCCGATCGTCAGCTTGCCGCTGAACATCATCTCGCGCATGTCCTCCAATGCAGGTTCGATGTTGTTCTGTTTGGTGCCATGGTTGACCGCATGACCGGCCATCATGTTCGCCCCGAAGCTTTTGTACTGCGTGGCCAACGGCAGGCCTGAGCCTTTGTCATGCGTGAAACCATCATGCGGGAACGCAATCGGGATGCGCAGCCCGCGCGTCATCGCATGAATTCTTTGCACGTGATAGAGCGCCGACGATCGCTCCATGCGGAAACTGTCGATCACCCACACCGCACCGCTCTGATGATCCCACGCGATGTAGACCGCCGCGAAGGGATGATCAAAACCGAAGTCAATCCCAACGACATGCCTTGCCCAGGACGGCAGTGCCTCCGGATCGAACGGCCGGATCATCCCGGATAGCAGCTCGACCGGAAACACCGGGCCGGTGCCCAGCTGCGGGGTGCCCTCGATCCGCGTCTCGCGCTCGGCATCGCTGTACTCGCCCACGAGCTCGGCGCGGCGCTCAGCCGTGATGTGCTTGGCCTCGGCGCTGCTGATGCGGAACGGCTGGCGGTCCGATGACGGCTCGACCAAAAAGCGATACGTGACGCCGGCAGCACCGCCTTCGCCGATCGGCGTGTACGAGACGATCAGGTGGCCATCGACCGCGCTCGTGCGTGCCAACAACTCCGAATAAATCGTTTCGTCCGGCCTCTCATCAACCCAAATCAGATCGACGGTTTCGGCTTGCAGGCGCTCGCGCCGCATCTCAAACGTTTTGAACGTGAGCGTGCTGGTCCCATCAATCTTGCCGTCCGTCTGATGCGTAACGAAAATCGTATCGATCGCGCCGGTGCCGCCAGGTACCATGATCGGCTTCTTCGCGAAGGCTTCGAGCGGGATCGTGCCGGTGCCGAAATCCTGACCGCCGCATAACTGTCGTTGCGACGTATCTCGCACCAACACAACGCTCTCGCCCACAACCCAACAACGAATAGGTTTGTTGAAGCGTTTTCCCTTCCACCATAACGGGTAAGCGCCGGTCATATGCCACGCGACTTCGGCTGCCAAACACGTGGTTTTTCCACTCTGCGAGCCCCCATACAGGAGCCTTTGGTGAGGTCCCTTACTCCCCGCAGCAAAGAATGCAGCTTGGCTCGGATACCAAAACGACGTGTCAAGAAAATCTAATTTCCGAAATTTTCTCCGCCTCTCAGCGGATGAAAGCGTTTGTCGGGCTAGTTTGATTAGTTGTGCAGGATCGGGATCGTCACTCGCCACGAGCAAATTCCCCAAAGTAAGCAACCGCCGCGGCGCGATAAGCTTTGTGCGCTTTCTCGGGGGCGTCAAACATACCGAGATGTATCTGCCGGCCATTGTACTTGATGTACGCGGTCCATTTTTGTTTGTGCTTCCTAACGCCGGGGAAGCCACTTGTGTTGTTACACCGAACCCGCGCGTTGGCACAATTCTGTGCCATTGTAGCAAGCCGCAAGTTGGCTATCCGATTGTCATCTCTCTGACGATTGATGTGATCCAAGCAACCTGGCGGCCACTCGCCGTAGACGTAGAGCCAAGCCAACCTATGGGCGAGGAAAAGTTTCAGGTCGACGAGAATTTGCCGATAACCATGCCGGCAAGCAATTGTACCCGCGACTGCGTTGGCATAGGCGCGCCCACCACGGCGCGCTCGCCAACGGAATACGCCTGTTTCAGGATCGTAATCGAGCAGCTCACGCAGACGTTCAGCGGTAATCCCAGCACGAAACGGCTTCATCTCACGCAACCTCTATCACCTCGCCCTCAATGACCTTGGCATTACGCGCACCCTGTTCTGCCTCAAGAGCCTCAAGCATCGGGAGCTTGTTCCCGCCAAAGAGCTCTAAAAGCCGTTCCCTTGGCGTACCCAGCGCTCGACACGCACGCAGCTCCTCTAACTCTTCCTCCACCGGGTCGATGTGTCGATGGACGATGTTCATATCGTGCCTTGTCACTTCCGGGTCGACGCGCGCGAGCACCATGCCGATGGCCTTTATCTGATCCCTGTGCTCGGGATTGTTGACGATCGACAGCAACTGTTTGACCGCCTCGAACCCGCCGCCGCGTAGAAGCTTGCGCGCTTCCTCGCTGATCGCGGCTTGGATCCTGTCATCCTGCACCAGGCGATAGCCGATGCGGGCCATCGTATTTACGTGACTGCGCGCGGTCCCGAAGCCGGCGCGGCGAGCGGCCTCGGCCTGGTTGCTGAACACGCCGGTGCGGCTCGGCGGCAGCATGAGATAATGGGACACGAACGTGCGCCAGCGATTGGATGGCAATGCCCGCATGGCCGGCCCCATTTCGGGCTCTGGCTCGCGGCGCGCGGGCGTCACCATCCGCAAAACTCCCGCATAACGACAACCACCGGGTTACCCGTCAGCTTCGCAAACTCAACCATCTTCCCCAGCCGCTCGTCGAGTGGCCGCCAT